AAAGCATTGATGTACCTGCGTGCCAACAGTGTTGTCACGAAGTGCCAATACAATTAGTTCCTAGAGATGCGAACAGTTAACTCGCGTTTGACAAAGAAGCCATCTCCGCAACCAAAGAACGTTCCCACATTCGGAGCGTCTTACCAGAGTAAGCCATACGGTGCGACTGCAACCATGCTCACGCGTAGTGAGGAACCTAACCCGTGGGGGTTGCGTTCGGTCGTGTTGCCGATGTGTGGTGGCAAGAGCCTACTCGCGCAGACATTCGGTGGGTACGATGTGGATGATTTAGTTGTGAACACTGATGCGCTGGGGTGCGACGACGAGTTTGATGACATGGTCGGCGCTCGGGAGGATGGCCTGATACATGGTATGCCGTCGCGTTTCTCAATCGCGAACCAGATAATGGTACGTCGTTGCAAGCGTATGTTCAGGGTATTTTCGGGGGACAGCAACGCGAAAATACTGTATGTGCATACGGTTGAAGCCGCTATGGCGTTGGGTGCGCCGCCGATCTTTGTTGGTAACGTCAGCATGGACAGTGTTGCATCCACGCCGCGTATGCAGGAGTTAGGGCCGGAGATGCGCAGGCTGCAGTTAGGGCTCATCCAGAGCCAGATCGGTGCTAACCGCACGTACTGCGAGCGGCACGGTATAACCTACAATGGTGAGATGGAATCGTTTGAGTTGTTGACCACCGCCATCCGAAGTGTCATAACGAAGGAAGGCCTCGTTGTATGGACTGGACTGGCTGCAGTACTGCATCACGAGCTGATAAAACCTGCCCGCTATCGTGAGACGCTTGAGTTAGCCTACTCGATGGTGCGTAATCCATCGCTGCCGTCTTGGGTGCGTGCTGTAGCGGCAAGGCGAGTTTGGTTACTCGTGGGTGACTCAACCCCTCAAGAGGCACAACAACACCACAATCACCATGTGTGGGCTCGGGTTGTCGCGGCCGCATGTCAACACTACTCGGGTGCGCTCCCACCTATACCGGACTTCACTGAGGACGAGTGGTGTGCTCAGTTCCCGTACGGGCCGGGTAACTCTAAGTTCGCGCTGGCCCGCATCAGTGACTGGATAGAAGAGACAGGGCTAACGAACATGACGACTGGTTATGACTGGTTCCGTCAATTGTTGTTGCAAACAGACTGCTCATATGAGCGCGCATTGTGCACTTTAGTGATGGGTGATGTTTGGTCGTATGTTGCACCACAGCACGCTGAGTTGGCGAATCGCCTACCAATGGGTAGCCTGTCGCCGCTGCAGTACGCGGAGGTCACCAAGTCGCTACATGCCGTAGTGAGGTCAAGTTGTACGTTCCTAGGCCAAAAACTCGAAGTGCGGGATCTAGCTGTTTTCACGTACTGGGACTGCATCGCTGGCAGATACATGGGCACTGGTGACATTCCTAAGGAGATCGCGGACCGGACGAGTCAGCTGCCACAGAAGGTGTACATTATGCCAGATGGTACTAAATCACATGAGCAATTTAATGTATACTTCGCGGAGGCGGTCAATGATGTGCTACGTGGCACGTTGCGTGAAGGAGTTGACAGGCTGTTAAAACATAAGGACCTAACCGTTGACTTTAACACATTCATGGACTATCGTAAACGCTGGGTTCGACCCGGGTCCGTGACTGGCGGGCCGAAGACTGACATATACTTAAGAGTCGTAGGCGAGCGAGAGACCGCCATTAGGGAGGTGGCTGACGATTTACACACTATGAGTATGTATGTGTTAAACAAGGTTCGGCTAAACAAGGCGGCTACCTTTGAGTTCGCGGAGTTCCCAGCGCTCGTCAAGTCAGTGCTCAAGGATTACGTCCCAAGTAGCTTTACCCGCCACTTTATCAAGAATGAAATAGCCAAATTGAAAGGTAGAGCGTTGTTTCCATCACATGTCACTCACTATACAGTGGGCAGCTATGTGTTGTACTTGTTAATGAAAGGTGCGCCGGTTGACCACGTGCGCCTGGTGCCAGATGAGGCTGTCGCGCGTGATGAGCATTGGATGTGGCAGCAGGCTCGTGACTTCACTGTCGGCTTAATGTTGGATTACGAAAACTTCAACGAGAGCCATGAGTTCGAAGATATGAAGGTGGTCATTGGTAGTTTGAAGAACCTATATAGCGAGGCGTATATGCTGTCCCCAGATATGCGTGCTATGATCGACTGGGTTTGTGATGCGTACGATGAAACGCTGTTTGAGTATGAGGGCGAGCTTCACAGATTCCTACACGGCATGCTGTCGGGCCAGGCTCCAACGTCAATGATCAACTCCGTGATTAACGCGTCGAATAAGCGTGTGGTGCGTAAGCAAATGCACACGTTGTACGGTGAAGCTGTGCTCACTAAGAGAACGTCCGGAGGGGATGATGTAGCTGCAGAAACGTACGATTTGTCAATGAGTGTGTTGACGGTTAAGGTCGGTACTATGATGAACTTTGCGTTTAAGGAGTCGAAGCAATTAATCAGCAGTACGTACTACGAGTTTTTCAGACTATTCGTGTCAAGCGACGGAGTCTACGGTAGTCTGCCACGTGCGCTAGGGTCGTTGTGCTCAGGTCAGTGGTCTAACAGCATTAAGGCGAAATTCGTCGACCCCGCCTCGAAGCTGGGATCAGTGGTCGAGATCGCTCGCAAAGCAGGTAGGCGGGCTGGCGGCAACACGACGTTTATGGAGAAGATATGTTACGTGGCATTTAAGAAGTGGGCGACTTTTGGGGAGGCAAGATTAACTGAAGCATACATACACGGGCGCCGACAGGATGGCGGGCTCGGTATACCAAGGCCAGATGGCTCGATTTGTGTGAGTGAAATAGTACCCGCGCCGGAAGGCACTAACCGCGTGGAAATCACAGGTATACCGATGGACGCGAGCATGACAGCAGCTACTCAAACCGTAAAGCAAGCGGTGGCTATAATGGGCCCGGCAGCGTGTACAACGCCAGAACGCCTTGCACGATCTATGGCGGAGGCTGTTTTCATGGGCAACGTGGCCGCGATGGAAGGTGTTGGGGTGGCCCAACTGTTGTCAAACACCAGGCCGCCGTTGAGCGCGAAAATAACACGGACGATGAACTTCCCACGTGAAGGCTATGCTGGGTTACACTCCGACGTGTATAGGCGCGACTATGCGATACACAAAGAGGAGTGTGACAGATATGCAAGCGCCGGGGCGCGATACGACGGGTTGGCGGGTGCTGTGTTACCTGAGCAGCGTCCGCAGCTGGCTCGTATATTAGCGACGCACATGCGCGTTGATGGTGCAAAGCTATACTGGTGGAAGGAGAAGCTAACGTTGTACGGTTGTGGGACGTACCTACTGACTGAGGATTACTACGGATCCGTACAAAGACTCGCGATAGTGACGGCTAGTGAGGCTACTGACGAGTCGATAAGTGAGAGGCTAGCGATGTACGCGGCCGCGCTGGCGAACGATGAACAAATGGACTATTAAGTTGGTTGTGTTCACG